CCTGTTTTATCCGGTGATAGCAACGCGAATGGATTAGTGTTGCTATCACTGTCAAGTGGGATTGTTGGAATTTTTAGCGAAACGCGTGGTCGAACAGGAGCCTTAGGCGATGATTTACCCTTGTTTATCTGGTATCTTTGAGGGGGATCTTTAGATTGGAAACGTCCACGCGAAGGTGGACTGTCCTTCTTGTAGTAACATTTTACCAGTTCCTTGTTATCTACATCGACATGTATGTTCTTATAAGACCATCTCGAATAAGTAAGGACACATCGAGCCATAACAATGGCATTTCTATCAACATTTGAACCGAATTCAACATACGCCCGGTTGGTATGTTGGGTTGCTTCACGGTCAGCAACTGGAATAGAAATATCATAATCATTTTCTGATTTCAATATCCCGAATGAAACGAGTTCAAGAAACTTGTTTTTAAGACCTTCACGACAAGCAGCTGTATTGAGACTGGTGGGGAGAGGTATAAAGAAGTTGAATACCTCTCCGTCCTTTTCGTGTGGAAACCAATGATCTCGGACAACATATGGTTCAATAAAGAACCCAGACACGCTCTTGCTCTGGAGCTTTTGGTACAAGTGGGGTTTCATTACAACGATTGTACGATTGGTTTGTCCACTCTTGAAATAATCAATTCGGATACTTCCAATCTGATCGTCACTGTCGGCGACCGCCGACAAATGATCTCCAATTTCTGGAATAGTCCACGAACAAAAAATAATGAAGACCGGACCCAGTGTATCCGAGTCTTCTTCAAAATTGCTACTATTATTATCGCCTGACAAATTATGGCGTTTATGAGTTCTTTTTTCACCACCGACTTTTTCATTGGGTAAGATCTTACCATCATGATTCTTAGATTGACCTTGACCACCCGCGGAGATCCACGAACTATCGGGATTGTCAGCATTGGTAATGTTACCGTCTCTTACAAGACTAGACCAATTCATTGGTCTAGGACGATGACTCGTATCAGTTTCGGGGTTAGGATCGCGTTCAGGTTGGGTGGTCATATTATTTGAATTCAAATTTCTTGAATTGAGCGAGAATCAGAGTGGTTCAGATATCTTTTTGAATCATAAATAAATGTCTTTATCGTCATCATTTTTATATAAATTACGGATTTTCATTTTTACCATCATTAGACCTAGCAGCCGTCATAATCTTTTCTATTTCTTCATCATCTGAACCACTCTCAACCGATCCATCTATTCCCCCTGTTAATTTAGTTTCTAATTTATGTTGATGTTCTATCTGGCGTTCATCTCGGGCCTTAATAAATTCATCAATATCAATATCAATATCACCATTATTTTGATTCTTCTGTCCCTTATTTTTTTCTTTCCTCTGCTGACGACGTCGTGCTTTCCGGATGGCTCCACTCGGGATCATATTTTTGAGAGAGTGAGGAATTTGGACATTGTCTGGACCGGGTATAGACGAAGATTCTTCATTTTGTTGGTCCATAGATGGATTTATTGATTTTAAAATAGAGGGTCCGATCTTGCCAACCAAACGTTGGAGAGCAGGATTTGGATTAGATATGTTGTCAGTTTGTCCATTGGACAATTGTAGGGACATTTTTTTAGAAGTTCCATAATCAAGAATCAGTGTGATCCGCTCGTATGAAGAAGGCCTGATCGTGAATTTTTCCCTATTAATTGTCCGCATCCCTTGAACTACATGGGGCATATTAAAAGGTATCTTGTATTTTGGATTACTGTTAACCATAACGTTGAAACCACAAACCCCTGCTGGTCCCAACATCATAATAGAATCTTCATCCAACATAACTTGACGAACTGTTACAGGTCTACCTACACCGTCATATGGTTGTGTCAGAATATACATATCCTTATATTTGAGATTAACCACTACACGAGATATAGTTTTTTCTTTTGGCAATGGGGCAATCATCTGGGACCTTCTCATGAAAAGACCCATATATACATCACATGGTGTATCCGATGGCATTTGCAGTTTTTCTCGCACATGCTCAACTATTTTTGCAATAGGTGCAGGGGTATCCGGTGGATATTCCCATTTGATTTTATTTTTCAATTCTCGATGTATTATATTGACATTCATTGTATCTTTCTCGTTGTCTATATCCTCGATCATTTGTGCAGCCCGTCTCGTCATTGTATCTTCAGTATTGTTATCTCCTATAATTGTATCTTCAGTATTGTTATCTCCTAACATTGTATCTCCAGCATTGTTATCTCCTAACATTGTATCTCCAGCATTGTTATCTCCATCTTTATTACCCATAATGTATTTCATAGCACCTTTAATAGATGCATGGTCTAAAGTTGGTAATTTTTCAATTGAAAAATTTTTGATAAACGACCGATCGTCGTCTCGGCCTTGGGGTGTTATTTCCTTGTATAGGTTCCTCAATTCTGAATAAATTGAAACGGCAAAAATTTTGTCAAGTGGTGTTGTTGGTTTCTTTGGATCCTTCGATAGGTCCCCCATAATATTGGACATCTTGTAGTTTGTATGCAGATGGTATTAAAGTGAGTTTATTTTATTTAAAATTAATACATTCTTTAGATAAGATTTTGATCAATTGAATCGACCATATCTTACTTGGAAAAATAATATCATGAAAATAATCATCAAAGGTTTCAGGTGTCATACTGACTCTGAATATTTATTCAGGGATGGACAGTTGATTTTAATGTCAGGACCATCCGGTGCCGGGAAATCTAGTATTATGCAATCTATTTATTGGTGTTTATATGGTAGTATGAGAAATATATATTCAAATTCAATGAAGACTGGACGAATGTCGGTTACATTACAAATGAACAATTGCACAATTTATCGTCAAGGACGTCCTAACCTCCTCCGAATAGTTTTGAGTGATCAATCTAACAACACATATGTAGATGAAGTAGGACAAACATTAATTGATCGAATGTTTGGGCCAAAAGATCTATGGAAATCTTGCTGCTACATCGATCAAAATTCCAGATGTACGCTCTTGACTGGGAGTAACAACGAGCGTATGGAATTACTTAACAGACTTTCATTCTCAACAGACGATCCCGAAGCATGTATCCTCCGGATAGATACTGAATTAAAGAGTCGACGTAAACAATTTTTCATCATTCAAGCAGTGTATAGTAGTGAATGTGAAACATTTAGCCGAGATCTCGCTCTCAAACCGGTCGATCCGAATATAATGGTTATGATATCACAATTGTCAAGTATGAAGAGTCGTATACCATCAATGTCATTGGAACTATCCCGGCTTGATCAAACTAGGATGGAACAAATGCGTTTAGTTGGGATGAAAAATGCTCTGTCTGAAAATCTGAGTCGCCAAATGTTGGAAATGCTAAAAATGAAGGATGATCCTGACTGTAAGAACATGAATATCAACTCAACCTCCTTCCATTCTATGGAAGTTATATTAACCAGAGAGGAACAAGATCTATCTCGATATCGAACAGAACATATGAAATACATTCAAAATAAGTCCATTTATGAACATGCAACTCGTGAAATAAGCGTCAAGGAAGGACAACTCGGATCTATACCTCAAGATCAAACAGGTCAAATAAATTCAATTAAGGGAAATATCATTGATTCCGATAGTTCGATTCTTGAAATCGAACAAACAATAGCTGACCTCAAACAATACCATGAAAAAATGGAAGAATTTAGAACCCTCGAGGAAAGAATAGCTCAATATGATGGTGATCTAAATATACACCTTACCGCTAATTATACAAAGGGAGATGTATGGGAAACCCAACAACAAGAACAATCATATGTTCAAAATCTAACATTAGCTCAGAAATTCGGCATCGAATACACGACTGGTTCTATTAGTAAGTGCAGACAAGAACATTGTGAAAAAATGGAGTTTGAATCAATGTTGGAATCACGTCTTGTATTTTTTTCTCAAATTAGGGAATTGGAAACAGAACTTTCTACTATCCCTATCCAAGACCACGATTTAACTATAACAGATGATCAGGTGCTTGCGGCTCGAGATGAATATAATCGTCTATCCCAAAGTTCAGACTTATTGTCATGTCCCCACTGTGGCAAATCAGTTCGATATGTTGATCATACACTTCAACCAGATACTATGGTCCCTGTTACATTGAATCAGGTAAAAGAAGCTCTAGATAAAGTTACCATTTTGTTTTCCCGTCAAAACAATCAAAAGAAGGCAATCGGTATAAAATCTCAAATTGAAGCACTAGGCAATAGTGCTCAGATCACAGGAAATGGTAGAAATGAATTAGAACAATTGACCTCGATAGACGGTGAACATAGGATGTCTTTACAACAACGACAAAGTATTATCTCACAATTAGATAAAATCAAAGTCGTTGAAAAACCTTCCATAAGTTCAGATATTATGGCAACTCTAATTTCATATCAAAAAATCAAAGAATCTACCAAAGATATTTCTATTGATAGTAATGTGACACCTGTTGAGGTGTCAATAACCGCATTACAACAACAATTGGTAGAACAGGAACAAAAGAAACAACAAATGTTGGACCAAATCAATTCAATTATGATAAATTCATCAAATCGGCGTAATCTTGAACAATCTTTAATCGAATTAACGTCTAAATTATCGGAACTTAAAATTGGGGTAGACAGAATCGATGATATTAAGCAATCAGAAGAAAAAATCAATGCTTATAAGAGACAAATGACAAAATGGGGACAAATTCTGAAGATGGAAGGAGAAATTGATAAGATAAAGAAACAAATTAGTGCTATCTTTATTATTGAAGATATCGAGGATAAATATACATTTCTTTCGAAAGAAATCAATACACTGAAACAACAAATAGAATCAACCGAACATGCCGAACGAATGTGTAAAAAACAACGAGAACTTGAAGTCAAGAGAGACCAAGTCATCCAGATGACTTCGGATCTAACTCATCTACAGAAATTACGTCAAACCGCTGTTGATATTGAATGTCAACAACTTCAAACAACAGTCGATTCCATTAATAATGCGATGTCTGATATTCTGGATAACATTTTCGAAGATCCCATTACTGTGAGAATTCAGTTGTACAAACAATTAAAAAGTAATAAATCCCTGAAGGCAAGTGTTAATTTATCTATTTCGTATAAAGGAGCTGAATACGATTCAATTAATCAGATGAGCGGTGGTGAAGGCGATCGTATCTCATTTGCTCTCATTTTAGCTTTGAATCAGGTTTCAACCTCCCCGTTATTGATGTTAGACGAATCAATGTCTTCGATTAATGCTAATTTAAGAGAATCATGTCTTAGATCATTGAGAGAATCTGTCGGTATAACAAAAACAGTCTTAGTTATTAATCATGAGGATGTGGAGGGACATTACGATGAAGTTATTCGATTTTAGGATGATGTATGATTCAAAAGTCTAAAAATAATTATGTATTAAAATCAATACATAATCACAAAACCAAAAAACACCAACAGAAACAACAATGGTTGCAACTAAATAGTAGCGTTAAATTCTACATCATTTTTTTGTCTTGTTGAGTTTGTTATATTTATTTAATAGATCCTTTAACCCTTAACAGAGATAATTGTGCAGAGATTGATGAATTATTCTCTGATACTTTTGTTGTGTAAGCAATATTAGAACCGACCGCCGGTATGGATGTTGTAACCCCAGGACTATGTTCAGAAATAGGGATATCACCTATGTCATGTTTCACATTAGGATTTTCCACAATAGTGAGATTAACTTTTTGTTGTATTTTAGTTAGATGGGCTGATAGAATACCAGCACTATTATCTCCTTCCTTTTCAGATGCTTTATCCAAAGCTGTCGCTCGTTCGGTTTTTGTCTCGAAGATCTTTCCATTTCTAGAAATAAACCATCTCTGGGCAACTCTCCAATGATTTTCACTTATATTGGATTTGTCTACAAAAAATATGATTTGTGGAAAATCGGCACGAAAACATCTACCAGCAACTTGTTCTAATAATTGAACTGATTTCATGCTACCTACTAAAATTAACATATTGATCCTTACCCCATTAAAATCATCACATGCAGCCTTCTCGTCAAAACCTGTC